ATGGGATGGATGATGGATCGTCTTGAAGTGCCGGAAGGAGCAACCGTGCTCGATCCATACATGGGCAGCGGGACAACTGGAATCGCCGCGCTCCGCACCGGGAGGAAGTTCGTAGGCATCGAAAAAGATCCGAACCACTACGCTACCGCGCTGAAACGAATCACCGATGAACTCGCCCAGGGGGATCTATTCCATGGGTGTAACAAGGACAACACCGGATCGTAGATTCCGGTGATTGAGGCTGTTCAAATATATACTTGACCAAAGCTAAGTAAATATGCTAATCATCCACCATCAGACGGATCACTAGCAACTGAGGCCGAGTAAAATCGATCACCATCATCTAGCCCATCGAAAGCAACTGCTCTCGTTGGGCTTTTTTTTAGCCCTAATATCCGAGAGTGAAACTTAATAAACTTCACCTAAATAAACAAAATGGCTAATCAATACATTCCTGAGTTCTACACGACTCAGTTTGATCAAAACTGGCAACACCTCGTTCAACAAAACGAAGGTCGGGTTCATTCTTCCGTAAGGCAAGAAATGGTTCGCGGGAAGCGCAAGCTCCTCAATTTCATCGGCAAGTCTAAGGCTCGTCTCATCACTACTCGCAGCGGCAAGACAATCGCATCGAATACACCACTGGCCAAGCGTAAGCTCAGCCTTCGTGCATACGACGAAGTCTACCATGAAGACGAATGGGATGAAGAGCTGTTGGGCGATGTCAGCTCACCACGCTCTGCAATCGTAGTATCACACGCATCAGCATTTCAACGTGCATACGATGAAGCTGTGATTGAAGCTGCCACTGGCACTTCCTACATTGGAGAAGATGGCGACGAAGCTGTAGTTCTTCCTTCTACCCAGAAGGTGATAGTGGCATTCGGCGGCACTTCAATCGGTTTGACCCTAGCTAAAATCATCGAAGCCAAGTCTATTCTTGGTAAGAATGAAGCTTACGGACAATCCAAGGGAATGGGCGGCGAGAAGCTTCTGTTCTTTGTAACCCAGGCACAGCTTGACGATTTGCTTAACGATGTGGATCAAGTATCCAACAGCCGTTATTCAGACGTGAAAGCACTTGTGACTGGCGAAGTCAACAGCTTCATGGGATTTGAGTTCATTCGCACTGAGCTTCTTGAATTGGATGCCGCTACCGATATCCGCACTTGCGTTGCAATGTGTGCTTCGGGCGTAGCATTTGCCAACAATGGCATGTCAACCAAGATGATCGTTCGTGATGACCTCAACGAAACTCTCCAAATCCGCACTAAAGGCCGCCACGGAGCGACCCGCACGGAAGAAGAGAAGGTCGTGGCCGTCTACTGTGACGAATCCCCATAATCTAGTTAGCCTCCCTGCATGAAGCAGGGGGGCAAACAAACCACTTAACTTAATAAAGAAACATAAATTATGGCTACTCTATATTCAGACATTGGCAACGATCAGTTGCCTACCGCACAAGCAGACACTTGGACTCGTAACCCCGGTAACGAAGAAACAGGTAATCTCCTTGTAACAGATGCTGTCTACACCTTGACAGCAGACACGGACGAAGCAGCAGCAGACGTTCTCAACATTTGCAAGATCCCAGCAGGAGCGCGTATTATCCCGCATCTCTGTAAGATCGTAGCAGAAAACCCTGGAACCGCATTTAACATTGCCACTATTGGCACTGCTAAAGTCGATTCTGACGGTTCTGCTGTAGATGATGCTGACAAGTTCTCGACTGCTGTTAACATCAGTGCAGGTGGAGCATTCAACTTCAACTATGCTGCACAAGCTGGCGGCTTGGTTGGATCAAACGAAACTGAACCAATGTGGCTGCAAGCCGTCCTTGGCACAGTTACCTCGCCTACCGCTGGTCAGACAGTTCGCTTCGTGATTGCCTACTCAGTGGCAGTCTAATCGGACACAAACTCTCCTACGCATAACGTCAGTGTGTTGGACAACTTAGGGGGGGCGGGACAAGTTCCCGTTCCCTCTTTTTACTTTTTAAGATCATGGCAAGCATTACAGACATCGCAAACCTAGCACTGCAACACCTTGGAGAATCAAGGATCCAGTCTATCGAGGATACTGACAAGGTATCCACAACCCTGAGAGTCAATTACGATCAATCTCGGGAAGAGTCCCTAGAGGCATCGCCATGGACATTTGCGCTAGAGCTTGTCGCATTATCAAAGCTAGTCACTCCGCCAGTCTGGAAGTGGGGGGCAGCGTATCAGCTACCAAGCGACTATATCAGGCTATACGAGATCGATGGAGATCACGCATGGTATCCAAGAGAATACTTTGCAATCAAAGGGCGCAAGCTGTTGATCGGCAGAGACGAAGAGTATGCAGACCTTCCAGACACATTGAATATCGAATACGTCAAGGATGAGGAGGACACTAGCCTTTATTCGCCGGCATTCGTCGAAGTCTTAGCAAAGAAGCTGGCGATGAAATGTGCAAGGACGCTGACAGGCAGCGACAAGATTAGGCAGCAACTCATGGAGGAGTTGGAGAAGATCGATATGCCAGCAGCAAGAACCATCAATGGTCAGAATGTTTATTCTGGCAAAAACCATCCAGTCCTCCAAGTTCAAGCAAGATCCTTCTCACGTAGAGCAAGACGCAATAGCGAAATCATCTGAACATGATCACCAATCTCATTCCCTCCTTTAACGCTGGTGAGTTATCACCAGACATTCATCTACGCAGTGACCTAGAGAAGTATCGGAGTGGGTGCAGGACACTTGAGAACATGATCATCACGCCATACGGGGGGGCTGAGCGTAGAGCAGGATTTGCTTATACGGCTACAGCACCAGGGCAGTCGCGGCTATTCACGTTTCAAGCGGCCATCGATCAAGGATACATCATAGAAGTATCAGAAGGGCAGATCAGATTCTTCAAGCGTGATGCAGCGATTCAATCAGGAGGATCAGATTACACTGTATCCAATCCATACACGGTCGATGACCTTGGGCAGCTACAATTCATCCAGATCAACAGCATCGCCTACTTCACGCATCCAAGCTATGCACCATACAAGCTATCACGCATCGCAGACGCATCATGGACGTTTGCGCCAGTTGACTTCACCTATCCGGCTATGCTGGATGAAAACCTAGTTTCAACGAAGAAGATCACCACGGCAGCAGGAGCGGCAGCAGCATCTATCGCAGTATCTACAGACTTTGATTTGTTTGAGACATTGCACGAAGGAGCCTTCTTTCAGATCAGCCATGAGCGACCAGATGATGAGTATGAAGTGAAAATTACGGCGGTATCCGGAAACAACGGGGCATTTTCTAGCGAGATTCAAGTTCAAGGAAGTTGGGATCTAAGCACTTACAATACGTGGAATGGATCATTTATAGTGCAGCGGTTTAGAAATGGGGCATGGTAGACAATCAGGACATTCACAGCAGCTAACGATGCAAACTACACAGCCGGGGGAGAAGAGTCAGAGCTTACACGTTATCGACTTGGATGGGTTCACGGAGCAACTGGATCAGGTTCACCATACGCTGTCCTTGAGGCTTCGGGATCCTACCTACGAGGATTAGTGCAGATTGATACAGTCAATAGCGCACGGAGCGCACAGGCGACCGTAGTGCAGGCAGTCCAAGCGGGTGCGACTCAATTTTGGAGAGAAGGCGCATGGAGTGATATCAATGGCTATCCGCGCACGGTAGCAGCGCATGAGCAGCGAATCATCTATGGTGGCAACGATTTCAGACCTCAGACCGTTTGGGGTAGTGCTGTTGATGATTACGAAAACTTTAATCCCGGGGTTGAGGATGGGGATTCGTTCACTCATACGCTAGTATCTGGCCAGCAGAACGCAATCCAGTGGATGATCTCGGCTAAGGCACTGCTTATCGGCACATCAGGAGATGAGTGGGTAATGTCGGCCAAGGATCAGGATGGCATCATTACACCGACAACAGTTCGCGCACGAAGACACTCAGGCAATGGCAGCGATTTCGTAATGCCTAATCTGGTTGATGAAAACATTCTATTCACACAGCGAGGAGGCAAAGTATTGCGGGAGATGCGTTATTCATTCCAAGATGATGGATATGTGACCCAAGACTTGACCATCTTGGCGTCTCACATCGCCACAGGAGGCATCATTGAGACAGCATGGCAGACACAGCCACAGAGCATCTTGTGGTGTGTTACAGGCGATGGGAAGCTATTAGGACTCACGTATCATCGAAACCAGAATATCATTGGTTGGCACAGGCACGAAACAGGAGCATCTAGCGATGGCTTTGAATCAGTGGCAGTTAAGAAAAGCCAAGGAGAGAATGACCAAGTGTGGGTGGTAGTAAGACGGACGATCAACGGATCAGTCGTCCGACACGTGGAAAGGCTCAATCCAGATGGATTCTTTTTGGAGACTCCTTGGAGTTTAGGCTATCCAAGCACGTTCGGAGTTGCGCCATGGGCAGACCTCGACGGACACGCCATTGCCGATTGGGGATACACCTACAATACGTATGCTGAGAACACGTATCTACCATACTACAAGTATGGAGCCTCAGGAGAGGAGTTCTATGGTCTGACTCGATATGACGCATACACGACAAGCGAAGCGAACTACACTGCCTCAAGTCGACTGATTGATATCGATAATGAAGACT